ACGGGCTTGCTCAGGTGCTACTCCCTGTTTAAGCAAGTCATTGTATGCAATAAGACACGCCCAGTTAGTATCTCCCCATTCGCCTACATCAACGACACCTTCAGAGCCTTGCTTCTTATCCGCACTACGTCCACGCCATACGTCAGGCACATAGAACTCTGGTTCATCATCGACGTATCGACGACTGATCTCGTTCCATCTCAGGAACTTATGCTTGACTAGCTGTCGTGCTACAAAGATTGGTGCCTTGACATGGAACGATGCAAAGGCATGACCGAATGGTGAGATGTGTTTGTGCTTGGCTAGGTAGCGGATTAGCTTGGTGTCTTTATCTTGGAAGCTATCATGCTTCTTACCAAAAGAAACCCGTGCTGCGTTTACCACTGACAGGTCACTACCCATGTGGTCAATATAAGTTACCTTAATCATTCTTCCTCCAAACAAAAACTACACCAGTCATCTTTAGCTGGTCCACCGCAACTGACACACTTACGTTCACGGTTAGCTTCTTGCTTTTCTTTAGCCCGTTTACGTTCATCGTCTGTCATTGGTTTAATCATATCTATATCCTAATAAAAGGACAGGGCCACTACAGCCCTGCCAAGTTGGGGAGGAAGTTATGCTGCTTCGTCGTCACGGTCAGGGATTGGTACGTGCTCTAAGATTTTAACACCTAACAAACTTGTACGTGAGTATGTCTTACCGTCCTGTCCCTGAAAGATAGTGATTAGGTTAGTCACCTCAGCCATAGAACCATTACCGATACCACCGTTAATGTCTAAGTCCCAAGGCTGTCCATCTGAATCGGTTACCTTAGGTGCACCACCTGCCTGTTCGATAACACGTCCATCCTTGGTTGTTACCAAGTGCTTACGTTCAAACTTAACAACCAGTTCACCATCAAGTAAACGCTTCTGGTTAGGCTTCTTCATAGTACCTGCATTCTTTAGTTTGTCGAACTGTTCCTTGTCAAGGATTTGGTTTACAGTGTATGCACCCTGACAGTCTACATATGCACCCTCGTAACCTTCCATGTCACGTGTGTTCTCGTGGATTTTTGCCCACTCGATTGGGCCTACAGTTTTTACTTCTACATATTTAGTGGCCAATTCTATTCTCCTTTACTGGCTGTGTGTCTATTGCATATAGCAACAATAGAAGTGATTGTCAAGCAGAAAATTACAGGTGACAGTGCGAATATCCAAATCAATGGGTGTCCCTCCAGTTCTTACCGATGTCAGTTGAACCAGCCAGAGGGCAGATCATGTTGAATTTCTTACCAGTATCAACGATTGACTGGCGTTGTATCTCACCTAGTAGTTCTGCGTCCTTGTATTCTCCTGCTACCTCTGTCTGCCATTCATCATGGGGCCATGTGACTAAGCGGAAGTCAATCCACTGTCGCTTCGCACGGTGCACCCACTGTAGTGCTGAGTGTTTCATGATGACTGACTCACCATTCTGCAGCATACCTGCCAGTGTCTTGTGTTGGCTAGGTACCTTGACCTTACGTCCATCTAAACCCTTGAACCACCCACGACTAGCAATCTCAGGTATACGTTTCTTCTTTAACTTGGCTAGACCCTCGATGGATTCCATAAAGTTGTCCACTGCCTGTCCTGCCTCACGTTGGTTTACCTTTAGGATCTGTGCAATCTTAGCATTACCTGCACCTAGTAGGAAGGCATAGATGAATGTCTTAGCCATGTCACGTGTGATGTGTGACATACCTAGAGCCTTACGGTTCAGGTTGTGGATGTCAGTCTCGTCCTCCTTCTTACCTGACACAATCGCATGGACGTATTCCTCTGACCGCATGAGGTGTGCAAGTACACGTAACTGGATACCCTCAGCATCTGTACCTACCAGCCATGATCCCTCAGGTACACACCACAGGGCACGGAACTGTCCGTCATACTTAGCCTTAACCTTGTCCACCTCAGACACAGGATCACCGTGGAACTCAGCAGGGATGTTAGCCTGATTAGGGTTGCGGTGTGACATACGTCCTGTCCATGCACCGATGTGTGCAAAGCTACCATGAATACGGTGATCGTCCTTAACGTGGCCTAGCCACTCCACCAGTGAGCTTCTGCGTCCTTCTAGGGTCAACCACTCAGCTAGACGTTTGCCTCCTGCAGGGGCTGTCTCAGGCAGTGTGCTAAGGTTTGCCTCGGATAGTGTCCACCCGTACTTGGCAAACTTAACTCCACGATCTTGATTGTTCTCTTTCATACTCAATGTGTCCTTTCGTTTTCTCGAACGGCTCCCACCCAGCTTCCCACAGTCTTTCGATGCGTTGCTTGGGTGAGGCAGGATTGAAGGGGATGTACTCATAGCACACTAATTCGTTTGGTGTTACTGATTTGTCAAGTGCCGTTGCAAAATACTTTTCTTGTGCTTTGGTGACTGAAGAGTATAGACTACCATCGGCTTTCCTTCGGTACTTGATACGATTGACTTCTGTAAGTTTAGGTGGGAAGTCTTCTTGAAGACCCTGTTCAAGGCGTTCCATTCTTGTTTGTATTTCACCTAGTAATTCCTCCGCTTGATCCTCGTCAAAGTAAAACCCATTGGCTGTCATGTCCTCGCATAACAGCTGGATGTCATGTTCACAACGTAAAGACTCTTGCCATTCAGGGTCTTGTATGACTTTCTTAAAGTGGTTGTAGACCTTGACAGTGACGACAACATCTTGAATGCAGTACTCGATCATCTCGTCTGACAACTTGGTGAAGTCAGTGAACCCTATCTTGAAGTCACCCAGTCGTTTACCCCATGCCTTGAGGCTGTGACCTGCACCATCCAAGGTGTAGTCCACTAGGCGTGAGACAACTAAGGTATCGATTACTTTCTGTGGGTCAATGACCTGACCTAGTAGTCTGTTGATCACGGGTACATCAAAACCAAGACCATTGTGAAAAACAAAACTGTCAATATCTCTACAGTACTCAATGAAACGATCCCTTTCCTCAGGTATTGTTGTCAGGTTACAAAATTGTTCACGTTCCCCTGTGTCTACATCCTCAGCACAGACCACCCAGATATACTTAGGGTCTAGGCTCTCTGTCTCTATGTCCATAGCTACTGTCTTATTCTTCTTCATCATCTTCTCCGATGATGTCAGCCCAGATAAACATGATAACTGTCCAAGGCCAGAAGATACTGTGTATCAGTGCACGTTTAATACTCATTTCGTCTTGACGTTCTAGCAGGTAGAAGACTGTGCTTATGTGGATGTAGTGCAGGTAGATAGCTAGAAAATACATAACTGCAGCTGTTGTTGCCATGTAATCAAAATTCATCTGGTTTCTCATGTAGGGTAAAGGTTGATGGGTTAAACCGTAGCTGTCCTGCATACCCTGTTGGCCCGACTGGACGGTTCTTTGTGACAAGTAGTTTGGTTGTGTTGCGTTCATCCACATCCTCTGACATCTTGTCACGCTTCAAGTCAACGACAACTGATGCTCGCTGCTCGATCATGCGACAGTACTTAACAGCACCATCATCGTTTGTGTGTCCGATTGTCACGATACCAACACCTAGTTCAGCCGCCAGTTTAGATAACCTGACAGAGAGATCAGCAAGGAATTGTTCTTTACTCTCCTCAGCTGCTACCCCTGCACTGATGTCTTGGATGGGTTCGAAGAACACATAGTTGACACCACAGGCTTGGGATAGATACCTGATGTGAGACAACAAGTCAAGGGGATCATCCTCGTCATTCAGGTAGAATTGGTATAGTCTCTCGTCTTTAGTCAGTGCTGTGATAGCATCCTGAACCTGACGATCCATGTTCTTTTCTTCGATCAAGTCCTTTCGTGTTACGTTCTCCTGCAGGTAGTAGGATGCTAAGCCTAGGATAGACCGTAGCTTTGTCTCCTCCATGTGCCAGATTGCAATCTTAATCTGAGGGTAGTCTGCGAGTATCTTAAACTCTAGGTACCGCATGAATTCAGTCTTGCCGATCCCTGTCTGTGCCTTGAATAGGGTGAAGTGTCCCTGCATTAGGCCTAGGCACATTTCATCAAACTCAGCTAGACCTGTCTCAACATAGACGTGATCGTCTGCCTTGTTGTACATGTTTAGGAATTGATCTGTTGTGTTGATCACATTCTCAGGTGTGTACTTCTTAGCATTGAACCATGCACTCTTGAAGTCTTGGATTGCACCAGCCTGTAGGAATTCGTTAGCATCCTTGTACTTGTCGTGTGGTACACGGTAGACCTTGTTCGGGTACATCTTTGCAATGCGCTGGGCTACTGCGTTCCCTGCCTCGTCACTGTCGATTGACAGAACGATCTTGTCAAAGGATGACAGCCAGTCGTGTACGTTTTCCCACAGCTTGCGGTTAGGTTTAGCACTGGGCAGAGACACCACAGGGTTGGGGTACTTGGGATTGTACAGCATCTGATGGACTGACATTGCGTCTAGTTCACCCTCTGTGATCGTCACAGTCTTGGATGTCCCTGCATTCCATAGGTTCATCCCGAACAGTTCGTCTGACCGAAAGTCTCTGGCTGAAAATTCCTTGGGAAAGTACCGTGTCTTTACACCACCCGATGGGTATATGTATTCTTGGTATTTCTCTGTCCCGTAGCTGTCTAGGTATGTATAGACACCATAGTGTTTCATTGTGTCCGACGTGATCCCACGAGTGCCACGATAGACAGCTGTCATTTTCTCCGTGTTGACAACCTCTAGCTTGTTATATGCCTGTTCTATCTGTGCCTCCATATCATCACCTGCCTCCCAGTACTCGCATCCGAAACAATATCCGTGACCATCTGAGTACCGTGCCAAGTTATTCTTAGAACCACACTTAGGGCAGGGTTCATGCTTGACAAAGGTGCTATCATTCTTCGTCGTCATATTCAATGTCATTTTCAATCTCTCCGTATCCGTGGCATACATCACATGTCCACCACTCTGTGTCGATTTCACCTATGTCCCTACTAAACGACATTGGACGTGGTACGTCAACCTCTATTTCACCACGGCCCCCACATTCTGGGCACTGTTTCTGGATTAGTTCATCATCTGACAACATATTTTATTTTTCCTCTTGACAGTTCTGTTTTTCTTCGTATAATAGGGCTGTGCTCTGCGCAGGGTATATACTATCTATAGTACTATCAGGTTCATGATCATCATCCTTAATATGATCTAGCCATTCCTCGACAGTACTGATTGTGTTTCTGTAATAGCTATGCATTAGAATGGTGGTTCCTCTGTGTTATCCTTAGGTATCCAGACAATATCATGTTTAAACATGTTGATCAAGAATTCCCTAAGGGTGTTACCGTATAATGAATATGACATAGGGTACATTCTCTTTCATACGTTGATATTCTTTTTCTGATGTGTATGGCATTGAACAGAATTCAAAACCGTCTGTGTCAATCATTATTATTCTTTTCATATCCAAACTTCCAGCTCTTATAGCAGTTCCAACAGTGATCCTTGCCTAGTGTTTTGTCTATTAACCAGACAAGATTCCGTTTGTCATTCAGGTACCAAACGTAGTTTCTGGCACTGAATGTCTGGTAGGGTTGACCGCCTAGTATTGCGTTCAGAGTGACAGACAACCCTAGTCCTATGTTATAGATGTACCTAGGCATTTAACATCGCTGCAATTTTCTTAGCCTCGTTCTTGCGGATAGGTAGTACACCCATCTTTAGTAAGACTTGGATACGGTAGACAACACGTTGATCGTACTCGTTTAGTTCACTGGCAATCTGTTTAATTGACTTGCGGTAGTAGTCCTTGACAAGTGCCTGATCGATTACCTCGTAGCCTGTACGATAGGTAAACTTGTCAGCCTTTTTCATGTGCTTTGTGTATGGTGCATAGATGTTTTCGTTTAGTGTGTTTGGCATGATAGCCTCCATTGTTTAAAGGTTTCTTTTGTCATGCGGTTGGCATGTATAGACAGACTAGAACCAGTCTGCCCTAGATGTCAACCCTTTATTATCCTCCGATTAGCGGTAGCAGTACAAGTAAACCCCCGCATATGATAAATAAAGATATTGCGCCTAGTAGGTCTCCGATTAGGTGTTTCATCTGTTACACTCCTTATTAGCCCACACTGGTGCATTACAAATACCCTCCTCTATTAGGCGTGTTGCTGTTCTCCCATACCACCCTTGCAGCTTCCACACGATAGCTGTGTCGATAAGGTGTTGCCATGCATCTGTAATGTGGCCTTCATATTGCTCAGGCTCTACACCCTCAATAATCATGATTGCGTCTATTTGTTTCATTTGTCTTATCCTCCTTAGATATTGTGCTCACGTTTCCATGTTGTCCAAGTGATTGCCTGTAGTTCATGGGGCTTGACACCTACACGCTTGGCAGCCTTGACATAAGCCTC